GGCGCATATTTCGAATCCATGTGGTGCCAAGAGCATCACAAGCACTCGGGCATGGATCAGCATACGCACCCCGGCGTTCTAATGGTCGGATTCTATTTTTTAGACGTTCCGCCAGAAACCTCTTCCGTCACTTTCTACGATCCGCGCCCCGGAAAAGTCGCGACGGGTCCGGGCGAGCAGTCTGCGGAACAGGTGACATATGCCAGCCCGGCCTTCCATCTTCGCCCCGCACCGGGCTTGCTGGTCTTCACCAACTCGTGGCTTCCGCACTCCTTCACTCGCCATGCAGACGACGCTCCGCTGCGGTTCATTCACTTCAACATTGGTTTGACCGAACATATTCAGAGCAATGTGGAGGTCATCTGATGGCCCGCTTTGCCGTTCGTTTCAACAAGACCGCTGGCGAGCCCGGACGCGGGACGCCCGACCATGTTTGGCGTGTGTTTGATCGGGAAAAAGAGTATATTGCCAAACAGGTTCGCATCAATGTTCCGTCTTGGGGTGAAAAAACTGGGGAAGATTGGAGCATCTGCTGCGATGGTGAGCTAACCATCGACCGCAATACGTCCACGGTCACGATCAATGCGAGGTTATCATGAGCATGTATGCCGAAGTTCATGGATCAACATTGATCCGTTTTCCGTACACCCACGGCTCTCTCATGGAAGAGAACCCGTTCACCAATTATGGGAACGACCCGCATCTTCCCTCGATATTTCCGACCACTGAAACAGCCGTCAAGCGCGGCTACACCTTGGTTGAGGTTACGGTCCAGCCTGAGCCTGCGGTTGATCCGCGTACTCACAAAACACAGCGGCAGGCTCCAACCTTGCAGAATGGTTTGTGGTCAATCGGCTGGGACATCATTCCAAAATCTGCTGATGAGATGGCTGCTGACGCGGCATCCAAGTCTGCGGCTGTTCGGGTTGACCGAAACAATCGCCTAACTGCCTGTGATTGGACGCAGCTTGCAGATGCACCCGACGACAAAGTGGCGTGGACGACCTATCGGCAGGCTCTTCGCGATATTCCGGCGCAAGTTGGTTTTCCTTGGGATGTTAACTGGCCGGAGATGCCGTGATGGACGGGCAAACGATCTTCAACATTATCGGCACGGGCATCTTTGCCGTTGGGGGATGGTTTGCGCGCGAATTATGGGGGGCTGTAAAAGAGTTGCGAACAGATTTGCATGAGCTTGAAGTTGATTTGCCCAAGAGTTACGTCATGCGGGTCGATCTGGATAAGCGTATGGAGCATATTGAGTACATGTTCCAGCGCATCTACGACAAGTTGGACGGCAAGGCGGACAAGTAGTGGACCCGCTAACCATCCTCGCTCTTGCCAAAGGCAGTTATGAAGCCATCAAGGCTGGCATTTCTGTCGGCAAAGAAATTCAAGGGATGTTTGGCGACGTAATGTCGCTGCTTGACAGTGCTGGCAAATTGACGCGCATGGCGGCAAAGCCCGCCAAACCCAGCATGTTCGCTGAAAAAACCGCAGAACAGATCGCCATTGAGGCTTTCGCCGCTAAGGCAGAAGTCGAAAAAATGATGGCCGAGGTCAAGAATACTTTTATCAGCGAATATGGTATCTTAGCTTGGGATGAAATTCTGAAGGAAGTCACCCGGATCAAAAAGGAGCAGGCCGCCGCCCGTGCGCAAGCCGCTAAAGAGCAGGAGGCTTTGATGTACAATGTCATGGTTTACGGGTCTGTTGTTCTTTTGCTTTTCGTCCTCGTCGCCTGCGGAATGCTTGCCGCCATTGCTTTTGTTCAATAGGAGCCCGCCCATGCAAATGAGCCAAGAAGGCATTGATGCCCTGCTTAAAAAGTTTGAAGGTTGCAAACTCAAGGCATATCGTTGCCCAGCTAATATTTGCACCATTGGCTATGGCCATACGTCTGCGGCTGGTGCCCCTGCTGTTTCGGATGGCATGACGATTAGCCAGAAGCAGGCGAACGACATTTTAAGACAGGACTTGGTAAAGTTTGAGACTGCGGTTCACAACATGGTAATGCAGCCCTTAACGCAAAACCAGTTCGACGTTCTGGTGGATTTTGCCTACAACGCTGGTATTGGTGCGCTTAAGTCATCCACCCTTCTAAAAAAAGTGAACGCGGCGCAGTTTGATGATGTTCCTGCTGAGTTAATGAAATGGACAAAAGGCGGCGGTAAGGTTTTACCCGGCCTTGTCAAACGTCGGCAGGCTGAAAGCGCATGGTGGAGTGCAGATCATACTTTTGAGGTTTCTGCGCCTACAGACGAGCCGACCGCAGATGAACATGAACATCGCACCGAACCTGATCCTGTCCCTACGCCGTCAATGGCGAACAGTTCGCAAGGTAATGCGGCGATACTTACTGCTGGCCTTGGAGGCTTGGGAGCCGCAAAAGAAATTGCTGCGCAGGCGCAAGACGCTTCTGATACGGCGAATCAGCTCGTTGGTCTGGTCAGCAATCCCAATTTTCTCATCATGGCGGCTGTCGTTGGCCTTGGCGCTGCGATCTGGTGGTTCCGCAAACAGCACATGGAGGAGCACGGTGTTTAGCCTGCTTTTCTCCCCATTGGGAAAGTACGTGGCAATCCTAATGTTAGTCATTGGGCTAACTAGTTGTGTTTATTTCAAAATCCGAGCGGATGCTATTGCTGAGGTTGAGGCTCAGGCAACCGCCGATGCTCTTAGGAGGACTCAAGATGCGATACGTGCTGGCGATGCTGCTGATGTTTCCCCTGACGGGTTGCTCAAGTCGGATGGTCACCGCAGAGACTGATCTGGCGGTTTGCTCCGTTTGGCGCGACGTGTCTTGGTCGTCCAAAGACACAACCGGAACAATAATTGAGGTTAAGCAGAACAATGCCCGCCGTGAGGGGTGGTGCGCAGGGCAAAAATAAGTGCTATAATAACAGCTTACAGGAGTACTGGCCTTGACCACTGGCTTGTCCTATAGCGGCACCGTCGCAGGAACCATGAGCTACGTTCAGCAGATTGCTGAAATGGCTGTTGTTGACCAGACGGACCCAAATTACGTCGCTATCTTGCCTGCAATGATCACATACGCCGAAAATCGGATGTATCGTGACATAGACTTTCTGTTTACAAGCACTTCAATAACCGGGTACGCAATCACTGCGGGCAGCCGCCAGATCAACATTCCACAGGGAACGCTGGTTGTCAGTGAGCAGATCAACTTGATTACGCCTGCTGGCATTCAGTCACCCGATGCGGGCGCTAGGACGCCTCTTTTGCCCACGACAAAAGAGTATTTGGACGCAGTTTACGGCGACTCAAGCTACACCGGTCAGCCCCAGTATTTTGCGCCGTTCAATGACAACCTTTTCTACGTTGGGCCGTTTGCTGATGCCAACTACTACGTTGAAATCGTTGGCACTTATCGTCCTGCCAGCTTGTCTTCGACCAATCCAACAACCTTCATTAGCCTTTATCTGCCGGATGTGTTCATCATGGCCTCCATGATCTACATCTCGGCTTATCAGCGCAATTTTGGCCGTCAGTCGGATGATCCGCAGATGGCCCAAAGCTATGAAACTCAGTATCAGACGCTCCTGAAAGGGGCGGTGGTTGAAGAAGCCCGTAAAAAGTTTGAAAGCTCCGGCTGGACTTCTATGTCTCCATCTCCTGTCGCTTCACCGACAAGGGGCTAATCCATGCCTCATACCTCGCTTCAACTAGTTCCCGGCGTTGATGTAAATCGCACTCCTGCCCTCAATCAGGCGGCTATTTCGTCCAGCAATCTGGTTCGATTTATTCCTGATCGGCAAGGTTTTGGCCTAGTTCAGAAGCTGGGTGGTTGGACAACGTATTACTCCAACCAGATCGACTCTAAGATCAGGGCGCTTTGGGCATGGGAAGACACTAATTCCAACTCCTATTTGGCCGTTGGGGCGGAACAGTCGCTTTCGTACATTCAGAGCGGCAACCAGTTCATCATCACGCCTCGCACCCTTACGACCAATCCTGCGGTCAGCATCAGCACTACTTTGGGCAGTAGCGATGTGGTAATCACAGATACCGGCAGCAACATAACGCAGTGGGATAACGTCTACATTGAAACGCCGATTGCGGTTGGCGGCCTTGTGCTTTTTGGCGTTTACCCCACGACAAATCCGACAAATGACGCCAACACTTATCATATCACTGCTGTCGATGTTCTTGGCGATCCAGCCTTGGCCACGTCAACCGTCACAAATGGTGGATCAGTTGCATCATTTAGCACCACATCTGGAAGCTCTAGCGTCAAAGTGACGCTGACAAATAACGGATACGACCTCTATCAGACATTTACCGTTATTGTCTCCACGAGCATTGGCGGCATTTCCCTATATGGGAACTACATCATTGAGAGCATCATTGACGCCAACAAT